CGATGTTCTGTAATACCAGGAAGGGCGGCACTGGATTTTTCCAGGCTACCCTTAATACCGACTTCGTATTTGGCTTCTTCTAGTTGTTTCTCATAATAGTCAATTGAATCAACTATTTTACTGAGATCTTCAACTACTGAATTATACCAACCTGCCATATCTTAATTCCACTCGTCCTCATTTTCATCTTCATCATCTAATCCGAAATGACCTTTGACTGCTGTTTTTAAAACAGAATCAAATGTTTGAACTTCGTCTTCGATGTGTCCGAGATCAGCCTCTTCGTCAAAAACTCTTACGAGATGTTCTGCCGCGTCTATGCGATCTTTTTTAGGGACATAGTGTTTGATAGTGTCCCAAACACTTACTAAAAATTGAATATCAGGATTCATCGATTAACTCCTCTGCATTGATGTTATCGAGTTCTTGGATATCGATGTCTTCTTCGCCATCAGAATCTTTTTTAGGATTTTGTCCGAACTCTTGCATAATTATTTCAAGACGTTCTCCAGTCCATCCTTTTCTGAACTCTTTTATTTCTTCACCAGTTATAGGAGAAGTGTATGATAATTTATTACCAACTTTTTCCAAAATGCCTTTTGCTTCTAACATTTCTACCATACCACTATATGGATCCATGCCAGTCTCATAAGGAATTTTTACTTGTACACTTTCGAAAGGCTTACTGTAACGTGTTTTCATAACTTTACATGCGGCACGAATACCTTGTACAGTTGACACTTTGTTACCGTCTGCGTCTTCTTTAAGTTTTAGTTTCTTCATTGCAATAACAATACTACTTGCATAGATAAAACCTTGTCCGCCTGATATTTTATCATCAGGGTCAAACATGTCTTGTGATGCATAAGTATGGTTTGTTGCAATCAAGCCAATTGGGTGTGGTGCTAAACTATTAACTGTATTTCTAACTAGGGCAGTTAATGCCTTAGGCTTTCTACCCATATCACCTTTCATGTCACCTTTTTGGAATTGGTCAACATCTGTGGGTGTTAACAACATACCTAAACTGTCTATAACAAACAGCATTTTAGGTTGTTCTTCATATGGTAAATCACCATAGTTAGATTTGTAATCTTTTACAAAATCACTAATAGTTTTAGCAACATCATCAATCATTGATACACTAATTTTGAGAAGTTTCTCAGGACTTGTATCAACGTCTAATGCTTGTAGCCACTCTTCGTCAAGTGCATTTTCACTGTCAAACAATACAACTTGACAGCCTTGCTCCTGTGCGTTTCTCACAAGGTTACCTGAACAGATAAAACTTTTACCTGATCCAGACTCACCAGCAAATACACTCACCTTACCAAGAGGGACTCCTTTTTTGAAGTCCCCACTAATAAGATAATTCAGTGTGTAGTTACCAGTTGATATCCAATCTTGCGGATCGTGAAATCCTGCACTTATTCCAGATATGCTCTTTGTAAGACCCGTACGGAACTTGTTTAAATCAAATGGTTTCTGCATGATATCTCCTTATCCTCTATTTCGGATCATGTTTAAGATATCATCCGCACTTGGTTTCTCGCCGGTTGGTTGCTCTGCTACTGCTGGTGCAGGTTCAGTACTCGGTGCAGTTGCTTGAGTTTCAACTGCTTCAGAAAGAGGGGCAGTTGGCTCTGCTACTTTCTCAACTACTGGTGCTGGTGCAGGTGCTTGAGCAGGTTTACTTGTTGCTTGAGTTTGTGGTACATCTACGCCGTAAGGCTTGTAGAAGTTACCCCATCTCTCAACATCATACAGTTCACCATCAACCGATGCTTGGAACATTTCAGCGATTGCTTGAATTTCTTCTGCTCCAGGTCTTTTTGGTAAAAAGTCTGATAAGTTGTATAAACCATGCGTATCAATTGCCGCAAGTTCAGTTTCATCTAATGCTCTTTCTTTACGAGCCCATTTAGATGTGCTGTAGTCTGCGTATTGACCTTTGGTTGTTTTAGTCACTCTAAAATCAGTACCATTAACGTAATCAGTTGGAATGTTTTCCATATCTGGATCCATTAATGCAGATTTTATAATGTTAAAGATTTGTGGTGAAATCACAAATCTACGAATTGGATTTTCAGGTGCTGTTTCGCTGAGAGGATTCTCAGTAACAAACCCTTGAAAAATGTAAGAACGTTTTTTCCAATACTTACGACCCATGTCTTCTAGACTTGCGTCTTTGAACCAAGGACGAACCTCAGTTAGTACTGGGCAAGTATCGCCGTACATTTCTGCACAAGGTACTTGTACAGTTATAGGTTTCATATCACCGCCTTTAACACCTGGAAAAGTCAAACGAATCATTTGTCTTTCAACCCAGAAAAATGTGTTATTAGGATCTTCGTCAGGCAAGAACCTCAGTGTTGCTGAAGTGCCTTCGTCGATATTCCAGTGGGGATAAATTGCGTTGTCGCCGCCGCTTGATGAATTGTTGGAAGATGGTTTGTTTTCCATCGCCGCCAATTTTGCTCTGATTTCTGCCAAAGATGCCATAATGTTTCTCCTTATATGTATGTGCCATGTTTGTAAAAACTGATAGTGTCTTTACTATGTGCCTTAGTTTACTTTCTTTGTGCCATGTTGTCAACCTTTTTATACTACTGCTGACAAGTAGTTAAAAATTATTTATCAAAAATAACAAAACTGTCTATAAATTTTTCGTATTCTTTTGTTTTTGACTCTGTTAAATCTTCTGCAACTTTTACATTTTGTGGTTGTTGTGCAGACAATAAACTTGCCTTAACTGCTCTGTATTCCATAGGATCTAATGTGCCGCCGTCTGATAATTTATTACCAATGCCACCTAAATAATTTGCAAGTCTTTGGTCTTTACATGTAGAACTTAATTGACTTACTTGGTATCCTAATCTAGAATGAGGATTTGCAAACTCCATTGGTTGCTCTGCTATTAGTCCTTTTGCACCTTCAAATGTTTCGCTTTCAATTGTTTTCATTATGAAACTTTCGAATGCTGACTGCTTGTTAACAAGTTTGGAAAGTGTTTGATGTGCATTTCCTACTTTATCATCAAAATGTGTTTCAGTGAAGTGATCCTCTAAATTAACTTCGTTTACAATTTCAATATTGTCGTAATCACTTAAACTTTCAACTGCTTTACTGTAAGTTTTTACACCACCTAATTTCTTAAATGTTGATTTAATTGTATCAATATGTTCTTTTGCTAGTGAGATATATGTAGTATTTTCTTCAGTTACTAAGCCTTTTTTGTTTACATAGTTAACAAACTCTCTAAGAGTTTTCATGTCGTTACACATTTGAATAATACTTTCTGCAACTGTGTCATGCATAGTACCACCATTGTAAATGTGTCTTGCCATTGCTCTTGCACCTTGTAAATTTTTACTTGGGAACAAGAAACGTTCTTCATTAGTCTGAATAAAAATCTTACTAATATTTCTGCTTCTAGCACCGCGTACTTCTTCGTTTACAGGCTTAGTATGTTTTACAACTAACTTGACAAAGTCAAGTGGTTGATAACTTGTTTTAATAGATCCATATGATGAACCTAAACTTGCTTCTTTTACTGATTCCATTTCTTTCTCTTTTTCTACATTAATTTTATCACTTATTGGTTTTAAACTTTTTCCAAATACTCTAAAATCTAAACTCATTAAATGACTCCTAGCAAGATTAGATAATTGATTTCTTAATGTATCTGTTTCATCAGTGTTCTCACTAACACTAAATTTAATCTCTTCGCTAGGTACATTCAGTGTAACTAATAAATTTGGATCTTCAACAAAAAATCTTATTGCTTCTGCTGGATCGCCAACAGACTCACCTTCTTTGTTGAATACATCAGTTTTATAACCCATGCCTTTAAGCAAATTATAAACTTTGTCTGCTACTGTTTTTACACTAATTGCCATTTATTTATCTCCTACTACTATTTATCTTTTAAAGCCATTATGTAGTCTAAATCTTTTTTATAGAAATTTTCCAGCACCTTTAATGTATCAGGGTTCATTCTATCTTTCCTTAATTTTTTGTTTTTAGTAACATTTGATGTTGCTACAGGGTATTCAATATCTATGCCTAATGTTTTGTTTATGTATTTTGTATCACTAAATCTAGCATAGTCTAAATATTTAATATTGTAATTATCCCAACTAGGTAACCATTCGCTGTATTTTGCTAATCCAAAAAAGTGGTTTAAACCGTTATTGTATTTTAAATTTAAAAGTTGTTCCATAGGTTCTGGTTTTTTACTGTTTGTAATTAATCCGTACATGTTCAAAGAATTTATTGCAGATATTAATATTTCAACAGGATCTCTTAAAATACAAATAAATGTAACATTAAATTTGTCGGTAAACCTTTTTACATTGTCAGGTTCCATTAATGCTTCTTTGTAACACAATGTAAAATCTAATATAGGCTTATCGCTGTTTTTTATAGCAGTAAAATATTCTTCTTCACTGTGTAGTGGATTGTGGCGCCATTCATCCTCCGGTAAATGAGAAGGGCTCCATTTACTCCAAATATTAATTTCTTTAATATCATAAAAAGAATTAAAATTATTGTCTAAAACAAGATCATCATATAGCCAAGTTGTACCTGTTTTAGGTGGCCCAAAACAGCAAATCACATCTGGGTGTATCATAATAAACCGATTGGCATTGGGTCATCATATTCATCAAACGGTTCTGTATTCCTTAAATCTTGTTCGCCGTCTGCTCTTAAATCTTGATTTACTACATCAAATACATCGTCTTCAAATGTAGAAATAAAGTTAATCATTCGAACTGCAATAATCATACTCATAACCAAATCGTCAGTGTCACCTGGTTGTGCGGCAAAACTGTTACCTCTTGCAACAAACACTTTTAATTATCTTAAAAATGCCTTGCTGTAAACTTTTAATTTGTTTTGTTCTATGTATCGTTTAAGTGCAATACATCCGTCCATTTTTGTTTTAGCACTTGTATGAAATCCTTTACGACCTCGAACTCCTTGTTTTTTAACAGGGTCGTGTAACATTTGCCCTGCAAAATTTTCTTCTCCAGTATCTCTAATTACTACAAGAGCCGCTTCACCTATAGTGTTATTTTCTACTGTCCAATAAATTTCTCTAGGTTCATACTGTTGAATTTCTTTGAGTATTTCTCTTAAAATTCTAATTTGCCCTTCAACAGGAGTTTTATTATGACACCATTCTGCAACCTGTTTCATTGTAGGTAGTTCTACTACTTGTATAGCAGAATTATCTCCGCCTGTTCCTGCACTAGGATCTAGTGTTACAACATACATATTTCCTTTCTTAGGTCTAGAATACCAACGTGTTTCTCCTGTCCTATATAAAGTATCAGTGTGTTTCATATTTGCTAAACACAAAGAATCTATGAGTGTTTCATTGTAAATTATAAATTCACATTCGTGTTCTCTTCTAAAACGTTCTTCGCCGATTCTACCACGTTCTTCTTCTGCCCACTTGTCATCTCTATCAGGATGTTGATGCCATTTTGCAAGATACCCTTTGAATCCATTAATGCCTACTTCTAATTCATTACCATATTCATCTACAGTCTTTTGTGACTGATTCCATATGCCTGCAAAGGTATCTTCGTCACTGTTTGGTGTTGATGTTACAATACATTTACCGCCAGTTGCTAGTGTAGGTGATAATGATGTCCAAAACTCAGCCGCAATACGAGGAGGTACAAAAGCAAACTCATCTAAGTAAACCAATGTAAGTGACATACCTCTACCAGTGTTTTCTGTAGTTGTACTTGCAACAATTCTACTACCATTATCGAATGTGATACTCATTTTGTTATATTCAGTAACACCGGCTCTAATATGATTAGGTATAGTTTCATATGCATATCTTATACGTTGCATAATTTCTTGGGCACCTGCCGCCTTATGAGCCGCAACTAATATTGTACTGTCTGGTTTAAACATAGCAAACCATAACAAATAACCTGCGGCTACAGTGGTTTTACCCATCTGTCTGCCCAGCATGTTGATACTGTATCTGTTTTCGTTGTAGTTTTTAACTAAATCTTCCTGGTAATCAAAAGGACTAAATCTAATTCCACCTTTTGTAGGATGCTGTATTCGTACATATTCTTTCATAAAATACATAGGACCGTCTATAGGGTCACAACAAAACTGAAACTCACGTAACATGTCTTGGTCGTAATTTACTTTAGTATATGCAGATTTAACTAATTCTGTATTAACTGTTCCTTTTGGCATACAGTTATTTAGTATTTAAAATGTGGATTTTTGCTTAGGATTGACTATTGCGTAAATAATCTTTAAGTTTATCTCTGATAATGTTTGTTAAAACTTGTTTGTCAGGTTGACCACTATTATAAGGATTTATTTGTGGTTCAACTTCTCCATCAACATCTACTTTAACAATTTTCATTGGTTCTTCGCTGTCATCACATGGACTGTGATCCATGTCGTGTCCAACTTCTTCTTTATCTTTTGG